GCGACGCGGACGAAGTGCTTCAAACCGTTCGGGATGTCGGTGGTGAGGTACCACGCGTCATTGTCCGTCAGGTAGTGGTTCACTGCGTAACCGCCCGGGATCGAGCCGTTCGACTTGAGGGCGTTGAGATCGTTATCGGCGGTGCCGACGCGGAGCTCAGTTTCCAGCAGACGAGTAGCGACGAACATCAGCGACGGCGGAACAATCAGCTTGCGCGGACGGGCAGCGATCAGCAGACCGCGTTCGTCTTTGTAAGCTGCGATGTCGATCACAGCCTGTTCCAGCGAGGTTTCGTTGAGGTCGGCGTCAACCGAAGGACGGTTGGAGTTGGTGCCGCCAGCAACGGTCGGGTGCGCCGTGTTGAACAGGGTCACACCGTCGCCCGATTGGAACGTGGTGAAACCGGTGTTCAGCAGCGAAGCTGCCTTGACCTGCTTGGTGTACGCCATAGCGCGAGCCAGCGCTTTGGTGTAACGAGCCGAGAGCGAGTCGTACAGGTTGTCTTCCATGGCTTCCTCGGTGATCGAGAAGCCCATGGCCACCGTCTCGTGATTGTAACGAGCGGTGAACGATTCCTGTGCGTTGTCATACGAGATGGCAGAGCCTTCCGGTTTCACCGGTGCTGCGCCAAAACCGGACAATTTGACTTCCTCTTCGAACGAACGTTCGGAGCTTTCAGTCTCATAAATCTCGGCATGCTCGTTTTCGTACTTGGCGTACTCAAGACCGAACAGGGCGTTGAGGCCCGGAAGCAGTTCTTTAAGGGCCTGTGCGCGTGAAATAGCCATCTGTCAGCCCTCCTTACACGCCAACAGCAGCGGTCAGCTGCGTGTAGTTAAGTTTCACGACCAGCAGCGGGAACGAAGTACCAGCTTCGCCACCACGGGGGCCACCGACGTAGTCGATGATTCGCAGCGGGAGGTTGGCATCGGTGCCGATGGTGGACGCATCGAGTGCGACGCGCGAGGCTTTGAACGTGGTGTTCACCGCACCCTGAACAATCGCGGCGTTCTTGCCGTAGATGTCCAGCGAGTTGGTGATGGCCTCGTCAGCCTGCACAACGTACAGGGCCTGCGGGTCGTCCACGACGAACGCGAGCGCGTCCGAAGCAACGGTGCCGGTCGGCCACATGTTGCTGAACGTGATCTGCCCAGTCGAGGGGTCGGTGTACGAGCACCCGACAAACACGCCGAGCATGGCGATGTCAGCAGAAGTATCGCCAGTGGCGGTCTGCTTGGTGATCGTGGTCGAAGTGCCGTTGTCAACGAGGTTGACGATATCTCCGGCGGCGATGTTGACGGCGAGACCCGACGCGATGGGGTACTGGCGGAAAACCTCCAGCGAGCCATTGTCGAGACGGCCAGTCACACGCAGACCGAAGGGAGCATTGACGGAACCCATGGGTTCTCTCCTTCATCTACAGAGTTGTGTTCACGGCAATCACTTGCCGAACGATGTTTTTGTCGAGCGCTCGGGCCGAAGCACGGGCATACGCGGGTCGTTCTCACGCATGAAATTGCGGTCAACTGCGTCGATCTGGTTTTGAGCCATCTCGAGTTGGCCTTCCACGCGTGCGTCCGCGTCTTCAACCGGAATGCTGCAGAGCAGCAATCCACCAACTTCGACGTTGCCTTTAAAGCGCGAGTCGAGGTCGGACATAATTTGCAGCTCAGGATAATCCTCCGCCCTTACAGGCGTGTAGCCCTCTCGGAACCGAGACGACACGTTCGTCATGTCTGCGTTACCCATTGTGGAGGTGCGAATCCACCGGAACTTGATGCCCGGACGGTCTTCGGGGGTAGGCAACATGGACTGCCGCTTCCACGTTTTTTTGCGCGGACTCGTGTTTTCGCGAGTCTCGAGAGTACGTGGGGTCCGATCAGCCATTTGTCATATCCTTTAGCTTTTGCGCCGCGAACACCTTGAGAGGTACACCAAGGCGCTTGGCGAGAGCGGCCTCAGAGGAGGTTAGCACGACCTTGCGTGGGGCTTTCGTGCTGCGAGCAGCAGGGGCGACCACGGTACCAGCCTGACGTCGGGGTGCTTTTTCCTCAATCTGCCCGTCGTCAAACCTATCTGGGAACGTGCGGCGAACCGCATCGTCGATCTTAGAGTAATACAAATCACTCTTCGGATCAATTCCTTGTGCTACGAGGTCCTCGTGGATGCCCATAGCGAAGCCGGTCATGGCTTTGTCCTTCATGAACCAAGCGTTCTTCTCGGCCCACTGCATCGCCCGGTCGTCGGGCTTAGCGATCTGCGGAGCAGCTTGCTGCTGCGGCGCGGGTGCTTGCTGCTGCACAGGGCGCGGCCTGTAGTTCTGCACCCGGTCATTCTCGACCTGTAACTTGAGCAGCTTCTCCTGTGCGGCAAGCACAGCATCAGCGTCACCGCTCTCGTAGGCGGACTTGTAGGCCGCGCGTGCGGACGTGAGCTCACTCTCAAGGCGGGCCTTGGTCTGGCCGACGAGGACAGTCTCACCCTCGGCATAAGCCTTGCGGAGCTGCTCGTTCTCCTTACGGATTTTCTCAGCGTAGGAAATGGCCTCCTCACGGAGACGAACAGCCTCTTCCTTGGCGCGGCGTTCGGCGTGCTGGTCGAACTTGAGCTTGTTGATGCGTTTTTTGACGCTATCGGAGTAACCCTCTAGGTCGTCATCATCAGCACCTTTGGACTCAACCTCGGTTTCTGGGGCTTTCGGCTTGCCTTTATCGGGCTCTGGGGTGTCGTCTTGGACTTCGATCTCCAGATCGTCGTCGGCGTCCAGTTCCACTTCGATGTTCTCGCTCATGCTCTGCTATACCCCCGTGGGTCTTCGACAACGGCCTCGACCGTGTCATCGTTAATCAGACGAAACTCCTTGCCCATCACCTTGAAGCGGGTGCCTGAGTAGGACCGGAAGATGATGAAATCGCCTTCCTTGCACCAAGGGCCGGACGGGAACTTGTTCGCATCGCTGTAGGCCTCGGGGCCCGCTTTGATAACGAAACCGATGACGGATGCCGTCTCCTCAGCCTTTTTCAGCTGATCTGGCATGTACACGCCACCTTCGGTTTTCTCGCTGACTTCGGGGACTGCGATCAGCAGTCTGTAACCGGAGGGCTCAGGCAGCTTCGCTTTGAGCTCCTCGTCCTCCACTTTGTTGGCCGTATACATAGTATCTCCTGCAGTGATTCAGGCTCACAGCGCCTTGCGCGGGACATCCGCGTAACTCAAAGAAGTACAGCGGAGTGTATCAGTCCGCAATAAATCTTTTCTCTAGGTCCTTGATGTCGTCCTCCATGCGCTGGAGAGCGGTGTACTCTCCGGTGGCACGACAATAGTCCTCGTAAGACTTGGCACCGCCGTTAGCGAGGTGCTCCATCAGGCGCACCCGCTGCTCGGTGATACCGCGGAGGAGAAGGGCGAAGACGGTATCCTCCATCATTCACCCTCACCGCCTTGGATCGGACCTTGGCGCTGCTGCAGCGCCCGGGCAGCCTCGATGGCCAGCCGCGTGCCTTCCATCTGCGCTTTGACGTTCTCGCGAACAGCGTCGGTGGCCAGCTTTGCCATGGTGTTTGCCGCGGCTCGGTCGTTCTCGCTCTCAACACGCTCCTGCTGGATGACGAGGTTCCCGGCGGCAGTGGCGGAGCTGACCTGCAGCTTCTTGTTGTCGATGTCGATCTTGTGGTCGAGCTCTTTCTGTTTGAGCTCGAGCTCTTTCATCTGGATGATTGTGAGCGGGTCCTGAGCCTGCTGCTGAGCCTGCGCGGCTTGAGCGTCGGCCATGTTCTTGTTGAACAGCTTTGCAGCGGCCTGAGCGACCATCTGGGACAGCTGAACCTCGACATCCTCCGGCAGCGGCTCGCCCTCGGGCGGCAGCGGGACTCCGAGGCGCATCTCGATCTCTTTGCGGTACTGATAGGCAACGTGCTCGGTGACGTGAGCCATGGCCGCGGCCTGAATAGCCCCTGCGAACGGCGATTGGCCGACCATCTGAGCGATCTTCGGGTCCTGCATCGCGGCCATGTGGGCAGCAATGTGCGCCTCGTGGTCTTGGTACAGGAACGCCTTGACCGGAGTCTGCTGCAGCAGCGCCATGTTTTCGGCGACCGGGTCCATCGGTTTGATGTCGTCCGGCAGCTTGATGATGTCGCCCGCGTCTTGGATGCCCAGCACCTCGAGCATCTGCTGGTGCAGCTTGCCCATGTCGTAGAGCTGCGGAGCCTGCTGAGACAGCTGGAGAGCCGCCTGATACTGCATGATCCGCTGAGCCATTGTGGCAGCGTTAGGATCGGAGACCGGGATCACGTCAACCCGACCGTCGAAGTCGTCGATCCGGTTGAAGTCACCGTCCATGTCGTAGGCGTACTGCTCCGGCATGTAGTCGTGGATGATCCGCGCGAGGATGCGCAGCTCGTGCTTCATGGCTGCGTGCAGGCGGGCTTGGACGCCCGACATGACCTTGAGGCTGCGCTCGAGCAGGGCCAGCGTGGTACCCACCGGCGCGTTTGCGCTCATGTCCCCCACTTGGATGTCTGCCACGGAGCCGATGCGACGGCCTTCCTCGACGACGTTGCCCAGCAGAGTGTACAGGACGCCCGACGGCTCCTTGTATGGCATCGGGAACAGGCTCTCACGGAGCGTACCACCCGACACGTCAGCGTCACGCCATTCACCGGGCATGAGCGGAGTGTTGTCGCCTTTGATACGCAGCGAGCGCGACTTTAGACCAGCTGGCAGGTTAGAAAGTGTACCCGCGTCGATCAGCTGGCGCAGGATTGACGTCGCAGACTTAGCCAGACCACCGATCAAGTGGATCAGACCCGTGCCGTAGAACCCCATCCCCGGCAGGTAGGGGTAGTGGGTGAAGTGCATCAGTTTGCGCTTCTTGGCGTCGTCTTCTTTCCAATTGCGCCGGATCGCAAGCACGATCCGAGACGTCTTGTCGATGGTGATGACGTAGGGCCGCGCTATGCCGTTGGAATCGGCGAAGGGCTCCGGCAGGTCGATGTCCACGTGCATCTCCAAGAGTGTGCGACGGGGGTCGTCCTCGTAAGTCTGCTCCTCACCAGCCAGCTCGGCGTACTTCTCCTCGACGTCCGTCAGGTCTTTCTCGGCATCAGGCAGCTCGACGTCGCGGTAGAAGCCCACAACCTGCAGCTCACGGACCTCATTGTCCGTTTTCTTCATCACATGCGTGAAGCGCGGGCAGACGCGGAGGTTAGAGGCACCGTAAGACACCACGAAGTCCTCGGCGGGGACGAAAATCGACGCCGGGCGCTCCAAAATGGGGTCATAATAGGTCTTTTTGAAGGCAGAACCCGCCAACGGCAGCCGGAACAGCATCAGCTCCAGCTCGTCACGATACTCGGGCATCTCCTCAGTGATGAGGTAGTTCATCTCGTTCTGGACGCGGTTGGCTTGGTCAGCCTTCTCAGGGGTCAGTTTACCCATGATTTTTGTGCGGACAGGGCCGCTGGCGGGCATCAGCTCGCTCATTGCCTGCGCTTGGAACCGCACCACGGCCTCTGTCAGCATCGGGTGATACACCCCGGAGGCCCCAGCCCACGGCTGCGTGCGATCCTCGATCTTCATACCCAGCAAATCAAGGCCGGTGATGTAGGCTGAGGCCCAGTCTTTGCGGCTCTCGCGGTCAGACATGAAGGAGCTAACCAGATCACTGGCGATGCTCTCGAGCTCCCCATCGTCAATGCTTTCGGCAAGGTTGGCATCGTGCTCGTCCGGTGAGTCGCCCTCATCGTCGTCCTCGCCATCACCGAAGTCGATTGTCACCTCGCCCGTGTCAGCGTCGATCTCGATTGAAGGCTCTTCGTCAGTGGCAATGGCCACCTCGATCTCCGGCTCTTCTCCCGGTCCGAGCTCGAACGGCGTCATCGGCTTCTCGATTGCCATGGCATATCCCCTGTAGGTCTCGGAGAGACCTTAGCACGAGGTGTTAAACCTAGCAATGTAGTCGCGAGGGGCGCGGATGATGGATGATTAGCCGTAGCGCAGTCTGATCTTCGACCAACACAAAACCGCAGTTTCGGTGCGCCCCTCGGGAATATTGGTATCGCCCCGCTACAGCGACCACAACCCCTTTTAATGAAAATGGCCCGGCGGGGAGAA